CGACTGGCAACGCAAACAATAAAAGACCTCTCGCGTTCACAAATGGAAGACGATGATGAATAGCCCGCAAGGTGCAGAAGTAGAACTATCCGAAACTGAGTTTGAACAGCAACTACCTAGACCCGTCGGGTATAAGCTGCTTATCGCCCTGCCCAAGATTGAAGAAACCTTCGATGGTACGGGGATTGTTAAGGCAGATCGAACTAAGTACGAAGAGCATCTTTTGACAATGGTGGGGCTTGTGCTTGATATGGGTTCGCAGGCTTATATGGACCCGGAGCGCTACCCGGGTGGGCCGTGGTGTAAGGTTGGGGACTATGTGTTGTTTCGGTCTAACACCGGCACACGGTTTAAGGTGCATGGGGTTGAGTACCGTTTGATGAACGACGATTCGATTGACGCTGTTGTTAACGATCCGCGTGGCGTTACGCGTGCATAAGGGGGTTAATCATGCCATTCCAAAAAGTTGAGTTTGAGTTGCCCGATCCGGATCAGGTTAAAGATACGGATGTGATGGTGAAAGAAAATGGTGAAGTTGAACTGCTTATTGAAGGGCGGCCTAACCAACTGCCAGAAGAAAAGGCCCCGGCAAAAGAGCCCGAGGCCAAAGAAGACCCCGTTGATATTGAAGTCGTTGACGACACCCCGCCTAAAGACCGAAACCGCAAGCCTTCGGCACCCCCGGATGACCTGACCGATGATGAGTTGCAGGACTATTCGGAGAAGGTGCGCCGCCGCCTACAACACTTCTCTAAGGGCTACCACGACCAGCGTCGTGCAGCAGAGCAAGCCGCACGCGAGCGCGCAGAGCTTGAACGGCTAACCCAGAAGCTTTTTGAGGAAAATAAAGCCCTCAAGGGTACGGTCAATAAGAACCAAGAGATTTTGCTTGAGCAGGCCAAGCGCAGTGCCACGGCTGAGCTAGAACAGGCTAAGACTAAGTACAAACAAGCTTATGAGTCTGGGGACGCGGATTCAGTTCTTACCGCCCAGAATGACTTGACCCAGGCCACACTCAAGGTAGATCGAGTAAGCAATTTTAGGTTGCCTACTTTACAAGAACCTGGAACTAATGTACAAACGCAATCACAGGAAGTTGTTAATACGCCTCAGCCTGACATAAGGGCGCAGCAATGGCAAAAAGACAACCCCTGGTTTGGTTCCGATGATGAGATGACAAGTTTCGCTCTCGGGTACCATCAAAAACTCGTTAAGGAAGGAGCGGATCCTCAATCTGACGATTACTACGAGAAAATAAATTCTCGTATGCGGCAAATCTTTCCAGAGCAGTTTGGTGAAGAAGAGCCAGAAAGAGTAGCTGAACCGCGTCGTAGGGCTCCAGTGGTAGCCCCGGTTACTCGCAGCGTTGCGCCTAAAAAGATCACGCTGACTAAGACGCAAGTCGCCCTGGCAAAACGCCTCGGTGTGCCGCTAGAAGAATACGCCAGACAGGTTGCTATGGAGATGAGGAAACAAAATGGCTGAGAACCGAATCGCACGCGATCAAGAAACCCGTGAAGACACCGTTAGAAAGCGTAGTTGGGAGCTGCCTAACGTACTGCCTACCCCGCGCCCGGAACCTGGGTACGAGTTTCATTGGGTACGTATTAGCACGCGGGGCGAGTTGGACCCCAGAAACATTTCTCTGAAACTCCAAGAAGGTTGGGAGCCTGTTAAAGCATCGGAGCATCCTGAGATATTTATCGCGGGCGTGGAGAATGAGCGCTTCAAAGATAATATCGTCATTGGTGGGCTGATGCTTTGTAAAACCCCGACGGACTTCGTTCAGGATCGGAATGCGTTCTTTAATTCGCAAGCCGCAGACCAGATGAGGACTGTTGATAACAATCTCATGCGTGAAAACGACCCGAGAATGCCGCTTTTCAACGAGCGCAAAACGAAGGTCACTTTCGGCAAAGGCACTTAATTTTAGGAGTCTACTATGGCTTACCCTGTTGTTTCAGCCCCGTACGGGCTAAAGCCGATCAATTTGATCGGTGGGCAGGTGTTTGCGGGTTCTACGCGGGAATACAACATTCCCTATGCGTACTCGACGGACATCTTTTACGGTGACATCGTTGGTCTGGCACGTGGTCAAGTTGCCCGTCTTTCTGTGTCGACAGGTACCGTTGGTACGGTGGCGGGGATTTTCCTTGGCTGCTCTTACACCAATCCGGTGACCAAGCAAAAACAATTCTCGCAATACTGGCCTGCGAGCACAACGGCTGGCGATGCGGTTGCTATTGTGTGTGACGATCCGGATACGGTCTTCAAGGCTGTTGTCTGCTCGGCGACCACGGTTGTAGCCTCTGGTGCCCGTGCGATGATTGGTCAGAACCTTGCGATGGTCAATAACACCGGCAGCGCAAATACCGGTAATTCCGCCAACGCCCTGTTGGCTCCTACCGACACCCCGGCTACGACGGATGCTCTCCCCATTCGCGTGTTGGGTCTGGTACCGGAAACGGCCGTTTCTTTGGGTACCGCTACCTACGTTAGTATTTCAACCGCAACGGTTACTTGTTCGGCACTGCCTTTTGCATTGCCCGTGGGTACGGATGTCGGCTCGATTGCAGCGAATGGTCAGTACATTTCGTCTGGGTCGTTTGTGGATACCGCTGCGTCTGCCGGTGCCACGTCGTTTGTGTTGAATCAGGCTCCTCTGGCTGCGTTTGCTGCTAGCTCGACTCTGGTGTTTACACAATATCCGGAACTGCTCGTTAAGCTGAACTTCGGCCAACACGAGTACTATGCCGCTACGGCGACCGCCTAAAGGAGTAAACCATGGCAATTTCACGCGCACAACTACTGAAGGAACTCCTGCCGGGGCTTAACGCGCTGTTCGGTATGGAGTACAAGCGTTACGGTGAAGAGCACAAAGAACTCTACGAACAAGAGACTTCTGAGCGCTCGTTTGAAGAGGAAACCAAGCTGTCGGGCTTCTCTGCTGCACCGGTGAAGAACGAAGGTTCGGCGATTGCGTATGACAATGCGCAAGAAGCTTGGACGGCTCGATACAACCACGAAACCATTGCGATGGGTTTCAGCTTGACGGAAGAAGCCATTGAGGACAACCTCTATGACTCGCTGTCGGCTCGATACACCAAAGCGCTGGCTCGTGCGATGGCCTACACGAAGCAGGTTAAGGCGGCTTCTGTGCTTAACAACGGGTTTAGCGGTGCCGTGACCTACGGTGACGGCGTGAGCCTGTTTAGCACGGCGCACCCGCTTGTTTCGGGTGGCACCAATAGCAACCGTCCGACGGTGGCTGCTGACTTGAATGAGACTTCGCTTGAAGCTGCGGTTATCCAGATCGCCGGATGGACCGATGAGCGTGGCCTCTTGATTGCGGCTAAGCCCCGGAAGCTGGTTGTACCGCCCGCGCTGCAATTCGTTGCTACGCGGCTTTTGGAGACGGAACTGCGGGTTGCTACGGCGGATAACGATCTTAACGCGCTGCGTAAGATGAACAGTATCCCCGAGGGCTTTACGGTCAATCACTATTTGACCGATAGCAACGCTTGGTTTTTGTGTACGGACGTTCCAAACGGGATGAAACACTTCGTTCGGACCCCGCTTCAAAACTCCATGGACGCGGATTTTGACACCGGTAATGCCCGGTACAAGGCCCGTGAGCGGTACAGCTTCGGTGTTAGCGACCCGCTGGGTGTGTACGGTTCGCCCGGAGCGTAGTTTTTAAGGGTACTAGGGGGGCTTCGGCCCCCCTTTTTACGGAATCAAATCATTTATTATTACCTACTTAATGGGTGCTCGACGTATTTATGATTGTGGTAAGCGCCGTTGGGTATGGACCTGTTGACACTTTTACAACAACCTGATACAAACATCTTATCCCGGGGTTACCCGGTACGTTTGACAGTCCCGGCTGACGACATGCAGACAAACGTACCCTGACTCGCATGTGAGGATCCAAAATGGCGAACACGACTTTTAACGGACCAGTAAGGTCCGAAAACGGGTTTGAAGTTGTTTCCAAAGACACCACGACCGGTGCGGTTACCACGGTTCTTGCAATCGACGGCGCTGGGGTTCAAGTTGCGCCGGTTTCTCTGTCTGATGGTGATGTTACGCTTGCAGATACGACAAATGCAGGCCGCGTTAACCTTATTCCAAACGGCACCCAAGACAACACCTACACGCTGCCCGCGCCTGTGGCGGGACTGTATTTCCGTTTCGTGTATGCGGGCGGTGCGGCGGACGGCACAGATGCCATTATCAATACGGGTAGCGATACCAACTTCTTTATTGGCGGTGTGACGTTCCTTGATTCGGATGCAAACGACGCCGGGGACGAAGTCTCTGTTGTGTACTCGGACGGCAACTCTAACAGCAAATTCCAAATCAATCTCCCCGGTGCATGTGATATTAACGTGCTTGCCATCAACAGCACGAATTGGCAAATTTGGGGCACCGTAACTTCTACGGCTGCACCTGCCTTCGCTGACCAGTAATAGGGGGTTGCCATGGGCCGGATGCAGTATGATATCTGGGCGGTTACCCCTGCCACTGATGATGATTATTATCGGGCGAACGCATCAATTGCTGCCGCTGGGGTGCTGTCTTTGCTTGCCAACACCGTAGGCCCGTACGGCTACGGTTATAAGATTGGCATTACGTCTGCAGGGGACGATACCGGTATTACGTTTACTATTACCGGTCTTAGAGTAGGCGACCTGTCAGGTGCCGTGACTACGGAAGTTGTTACCGGGGTGGATACAGACACGGCTGTATCGGCTAATTTTTATGCTCGGGTTGACTACATTGTGGCAAGTGGGGCGTCTGCGGGTAACGTAAAAATTGGTACGGTGGGGAATCTCGCGCTCCCTCGTTGCCGTATTAAAGGCATGTCTTATGTGGCGTCCGCCACACCGGGGACCATCAAGGTTAACCGCAATAGCCTTGCCTCCGACCTGCTGTTGCAGATCAACACCCCCGGAAATGAAGACGTAGTAAACAGCCTGTACATGCCTGCGGAAGGTATTTTGACGACCCGAAGCGGGGTTAACGACTATTCTGAAGTTACGTTGGCTGACGTGTCTTTTGTCACGTTGCTATGTGGCTAGGGAGTAGTCATGGCAAAAACCCCCGCGTGGCAACGCAAAGAAGGCAAAAGTCCCTCTGGTGGTTTGAATGCCAAGGGGAGAGCTTCATACAATCGGGCAAACCCTGGGAAACCGGGGTTGAAAGCGCCACAGCCCGAGGGCGGCTCTCGTCGAGACTCATTCTGTGCCCGAATGACCGGCATGAAGAAGAAATTGACGAGCAAGAAGACGGCCAATGATCCGAATAGCCGCATAAACAAATCTTTGAGGGCCTGGAAGTGCTGAGGTGCTCATGGAGATGATGGTATGGAACATCGTTTTGACCGCCATTGTGGGGCTGTTGGGATATGTACTTAAAGACAAATTCGCTGAACTGCAGCGTATCAGCATTTTGCTCAATAAGACCCGGGAAGAAGTTGCTAGGGATCACATCACCCGTGGGGAATTTCGCGCAGATATGAATCAGTTGTTGGAGCGCTTCGACCGGTTGGAGCGTAAGATTGATGCAATACGGGGGCGCGAAAGTGCTCTCTAAGTCAATGATTAAACATGAGGAAGCCGAAATGCGTGCAGCTAAGCCTAAAAAGATGATGGGCGGTGGTATTGCTACTAACACTAAAGCGCCGCCAGCCCCCAATACTCCGGGGTCCCCATCGGCTTTTGCCAATTTATCTTCTGCCCAGAAACAACTTATTCAAGCTAGGGGGCCATCTTCTGCCCAGCAACAAGATATTCAAGCTAGGGGGTTATCTTCTGCCCAGCAACAAGCTATTCAAGCTCAAGCTAGGGGGTCATCTTCTGTTCAGCAGCAAGTTATGAAGCAAGAGATGGCTAAAAAACAAGCTATGAAGCCAGAGATGGCTAAAAAACAAGCTATTCAAGCTAGGGTGTCATCTCAGCAGCAAGCAGGTATGAAGCAAGAGATGGCTAAAAAACAAGCTATGAAGCAAGAGATGGATAAAAAACAAGCTAGGGTGTCATCTCAGCAGCAAGCAGCTATTAATAAGCGAGATGTAACTAAAAAATTTGAAGAAGAAAACAAGAGGAAGTTACCTCCTGACTTTAGACCCGGTCCCGGTTACCCGCAGCATCCATACGTTCCAGACTGGGTTAGAGGGTCTGCGGTGAAGCAAGAGATGGATAAAAAACAAGCTTACGCAGCAGGTGGGCGTATCGCCTCTAAAGGTGAGCATGCGGTTCAGCGCCGAGCCAAGCGTGGGGCGCAGATGATCAAGATGGCCCGTGGCGGCCGATACTGCTAAGGAGGTAGTCATGGCTGAAGCTAAACCGCAATACACCCCTGAACAGATGCAAGCGATGCAAGAAAAACGCGATGCTGACACGCGCAAAAAAGAAGCTAAAGCGCCGACGACTAAGTCGACCATGGGCGAAGGCAAGTTGAAGTTTCGCTCCGGGGGTTACGTCAAAGCTGCTGATGGCTGCGCCAAACGCGGTAAAACCAAAGCCAAAATGGTCTAGGTGACATATGCGCGCAAGCCGTGGGATGGGGGATATTAACCCCACCAAGATGCCAAAACCTAAGCGTATGAAGCGCCGTGATAACACGGACTTTGAAGTTTACGCAAAGGGCGGTGCGGTATCTCGTGTCAACGAGGCGGGGAACTACACTAAACCCGGCATGCGCGAATCCATGTTCAAAAAGATCAAATCCCAGGCTGTGCAGGGCACAAAAGCGGGCCAGTGGTCCGCCCGCAAAGCACAGTTATTGGCGAAGCAGTATAAGTCCAAGGGTGGGGGGTACCGCGATTGAAAGCCCCACAGCAAAGCCTTAAAGCTTGGACTACTCAAAAATGGCGTACAAAGTCGGGTAAGCCTTCTAGCAAAACCGGGGAGCGGTACCTCCCTGAGGCGGCGATTAAGTCTTTGTCCCCTGCGGAATACGCAGCGACAACTCGGGCCAAACGTGCGGGTAAATCGGCGGGCAAGCAGTTTGTAAAGCAGCCCAAAACGATTGCCCAGAAAACAGCGAGGTTTCGGTAATGGCTAAGAAGTGGATCCAAGAAGCGATTAAACAGCCGGGAGCCTTGCGCGAGCAGTTGGGTGTGAAGGAAGGTAAGAAGATTCCGGCTAAAAAACTTGCCTCCGCTGCCAAAGCCCCCGGCAAACTTGGCCAACGTGCGCGCCTTGCGCAGACTCTAAAGAAGATGAAGTAATATGCCCACGACCGGATCTACCGCGTTTACGCTCGACTTCACGGATATCGCCGAAGAAGCTTGGGAGCGTGCGGGCCGAGAGATGCGCTCGGGCTATGATCTGCGTACCGCGCGGCGGTCGATGAATTTGATGACCATTGAGTGGCAAAACCGTGGCATCAATATGTGGACGATTGATCAGGGGACGATTACCCTGACGCCGGGGTTGAGCACGTACGCACTGCCGGTGGACACGATTGATCTGCTCGACCATGTAATTCGTACCGGTGCCAATTCGGCGTCGATC